TAAGCATGATGGATACGCTGATCGGTCTTGTTAAAGGCGCAGCCCCTGCTGTTGCTACTGCCCTCGGTGGACCGATGGCTGGCAAGGCTGTCTCCATGATCTCTGGAATGCTCGGCGTGGATAACAACGTCGAGTCAGTGACCAAGGCTCTCCAGGCTGACCCCAGCCTCGCGTTGAAGTTGCGCGAACTCGATCTTAAAGAGTTGGAGTTGCACAACGCCGATCGGAATTCAGCCCGTACTCGCGAAGTCGAGATGGCAAAGGCTGATGTTCATTTCATCACGAAGAACATCACGTCTCTGCTTGCCATTGGAACTCTTGCGTCAACGATGGCGATGACTGCATTGGTGTTCTTTGTGAATTTCCCTGACAGCCAAGAGAACATCATCATCTTCGTCCTTGGCTTCCTATCAAGCGCTGCAACTCAAGTCCTGTCTTACTACTTCGGCAGTTCCGCCGGGTCAAAAGAGAAGGACGAAAAAATCAAAAGGCTGCTGACATGAACCTGAGTAAGAACTTCACGCTGTCGGAGATGATCAAGAGCGAAACTGCTCTGCGTCACGACATGCCGAACGAGCCTGGGGAGAAAGAGATTGGCAACCTTAAGTTACTTTGTGAAAAAGTCCTCCAGCCCGTCAGGGACCACTACGGTAAGGGTGTTAAGGTCAACTCCGGATTCCGCCACCCAGAAGTCAACGCTAAAGTTGGTGGAAGCAAAACCTCAGATCATTGCCTCGGGCAAGCGGCAGACATTGAGATTCCAGGCGTAGCAAACGCCGAGTTGGCAGAGTGGATCAAGGACAACCTTGAGTTCCGCCAATTGATTCTGGAGTTCTATACCCCAGGCATCCCCGACAGCGGTTGGGTGCATGTCTCGTATGTTGCCGAAGACAACAAAAAGCAAGTCATGACCGCGACCAAGAAAGACGGCAAGACCGTCTACTTGCCGGGTCTGGTTGCGTGAAACCAAGCAAGTACCCAACGTACGACCCGCGGGTGGATGGGAATGTATTCCAGTGGCTCATAAGTTCAGCGGAATACATCAGGGAGAAGCGGAAGTACGAGGAAGAACAGCGGAGGATCTATGGCAAAAGCAACAGCAGCGAAGAGAGTGGGCGGGAAGTTAACCTACCTGGGAGAGGAGTTTCCGGGGTTCAACAAACCAAAGAAGGCACCAGCGGGGTCAAAGCACAAGATGGTCGTACTCGCCAAGAAAGGGGACGAGATTAAGAAGGTGTCGTTCGGTCATCGCGACTACGAAGACTACCGCCAACATGGTAGTGAGAAGCGTCGCGAGAACTACCTTGCTCGGTCTGCTGGCATTCGCAACAAGTCTGGTGAATTGACGAAGGACGACAAGTTCAGCGCTAACTACTGGGCTCGCAAGAAACTCTGGTAATGGAAGTCAACTACGCCCCACCGGGTGCGGCGTGTGAAGCCTTTCACCTGGACAACTCTTTTGTACGTGGCTTGATGGGACCTGTAGGTTCCGGCAAGTCAACAGCATGCTGTTACGAGGTCATGTCCCGCGCGCTCGAACAGGCGCCTGGATCAGATGGCATTCGCCGCTCTCGTTGGGCGGCTCTGCGTAACACCTACCCTGAATTGAAGTCCACCACCATTCGTACGTGGATGGACTGGATGCAGGACATAGCCGTCATGAAATGGGATACGCCTATTACATCGATGGTCAACATCGGGGATATCGGAGACGGTACTGGTCTGGAACTTGAAGTCCTGTTCATTGCTATTGACCGTCCAGAGGACGTGAACAAACTCCGGTCCCTCGAACTAACTGGAGCGTGGATCAATGAAGCCTCTGAAATGGATAAAGCGGTTCTTGACATGTGTACCCAACGCGTTGGGCGTTTTCCTTCGAAAAGGGTCGGCGGTCCAACGTGGACTGGAGTCATCATGGACACAAACCCACCAGACGACGACTCCTGGTGGTACACAATCGCAGAAGAGAATAGACCCGACACCTATCGGTTCTTCCGACAACCGGGCGGTCTCTACCAAGACCTCGACCCAAAAAGCCAAACGTTCAAACAGTACATCCCAAACCCGCAAGCGGAAAACATCCAAAACCACGCGCTCGGGTACCAGTACTACCTCAACCAAGTAGCAGGTAAAACTGAAGACTGGATCAAGGTCTTCCTGCTCGGAGAGTACGGGACCACGCTTGATGGCAAACCGGTTTACCCAGAGTGGAACGAAAAGGTTCATCTGGCGCAGGACACGCTCAAGCCGATTGATGGGATGCCGGTTATTGCGGCGTTTGACTTTGGCTTAACCCCTGCATGCGCATTCATCCAGATGTCGCCACGCGGACAGTTGTTGGGACTGCGTGAACTTGTGTCCGAGGACATGGGTATCCGGCAGTTCTACTCCGAGGTGGTCCGCCCTTTCATCCTCTCCGAGTTCCCGCGGAACCGGATCGAGGCAGTGGGCGACCCGGCTGGAAACATTCGAGCCCAGACCGACGAGAAGACCTGTATGCAGGAGTTGCTGTCGCTCGGCATGGTCTGCGAGCCAGCACCGACAAACGAATTCTTGGCGCGCCGTGAAAGCGTTGCTTTCTTCCTGCAACGCATGTCTGGCGGTGAGCCTGGGTTCTTGCTTGACCCGTCTTGCAAGATGTTGCGCAAGGGATTCAACGGGGGATACCGCTATGAGCGGTTGAGATCCTCTGGCACAACAAAGTTTAAGGATCGACCCGTGAAAGATAAGTTCTCCCACATTCATGACGCATTCCAATATGGATGCTTGCATCTACGAGCCGAGATGAACCCGGTCCGTGCGCGCACCATCCGTGAAGCGACCACAGGCGGCTGGGTATAGACATGGCACTACAAACCACACGATTACAGACAGCGCAGGAAGAGTCGAAGATTGAGAGTGAGATCGTTATTCTCTCTTTGACCGCCTACATTAAGCGTTGCTACGAAGAGGCGAAGTCCGCCAGGTCGGACATTACCGAGCGTCTGCTGCGCTGCGAGCGCCAGCGCCGTGGAGAGTACGACCCGGACAAACTTTCCATGATCCGTGAGACCGGTGGCTCAGACATCTTCATGATGCTGACGGACATTAAGTGCCGTGCGGCTGAGTCCTGGATGAAGGACGTCATGTTCTCGACGGGTGAAAAGTCCTGGAGCCTGACCCCCACCGCCGAGCCGAGCGTCCCCAACGAACTGCGCGACGAGGTTATTGAAACAGTTGTTGCTGAAGCCAATGAGATCCAGATGTCTGGGATTGGGGTTAACCCCAAGGTCATTGACGCTCGTATGGGCGAGATCTACGAAGAGGTTAAGAAGCGCTTAAAGGAGAAGACCCTCGAAGCAGCCCGTGGCATGGAGAAGCGCATCCAAGACAAGATGGAACACGCGCACTTCAAGGATCGCCTGGGCGAAGTGGTCTACGACTTTGCAACTTTCCCCTGCGCATTCATTAAAGGACCAGTCATTCGCAAGAAGAAGGTTCTGAAGTGGGGCAAGAACTGGACGCCAAAGGTCGATGAAGAGATCGTCGAGGACTTTGAGCGCGTCTCCCCTTACGACATTTTCCCCTCGCCTAACGCCGTTACCACCCAAGACGGCTACATCATTCAGCGTCATCAACTGACCCGTGTTGACCTTGAGGGTATGCGCGGCATGCCGCAGTACAACATGCAAGCGATTGACGAGGTTCTGATGACCTACGGGACCACCGGTCACCGTGAACTGGTTCAGTCCGACACAGAGCGCAACCTGCTTCAGGGTCGCAACAATACCCTGGTTGGCACCGAACTAATCGAAGGCATTGAGTTCTGGGGTCCAGTCTCCGGGTACATGCTTCGCGAATGGGGTATGGACAACGTAGAAGACTGGCGCGAGTATGAGGTCAACGTCTGGGTTGTTGGCAACTTTGTGATCAAATCGGCTCTGAACGTCGATCCTCTTGGTCGCCGTCCTTACAGCAAAGCGTCATGGGAGAACATCCCCGGCGCATTCTGGGGGCTGGCGTTGCCTGAGATGATGCGCGACGTGCAGATTGTCTGCAATGCCGCGGCTCGCGCCTTGGCAAACAACATGGGCATTGCGTCTGGTCCCCAGGTCGAGGTCTCTGTTGACCGACTGCCTGATGGTGAAGACCTGACCAAGATGTACCCCTGGAAGATCTGGCAGACCACATCAGATAGAACCGGTGGCGGTCAGCCAGCCGTCAGGTTCTTCCAGCCGAGTATGAACGCCGAGACCCTGCTCAACGTGTACCAGTACTTCCAGAAGATTGCTGACGAAGTGACTGGTGTACCGAACTACGTCTACGGCAGTAGCAACGTGTCGGGTGCTGGTCGCACCGCATCTGGTTTGTCGATGCTGATGGAGAATGCCGCAAAAGGAATTAAGACCGCCATTCTTTCATTGGATAGCGCGGTTAGTGAGGTCCTTCAGCGCATGTATGACCACATCATGATCTACGACCCAGATGACTCCATTAAGGGAGACATGCAGATCATTCCGGCTGGTGTAGTTGGGACGCTCCTGAAAGAGTCGGTGCAACAGCGCAGAAACGAGTTCTTGCAACTTACCTCGAACCCGGTTGATATTCAGATCATGGGTCCTGCTGGTCGCGCAGCACTGCTACGCGAAGCGGCAAAGACCTTGAACATGGACGTGGACAAACTGATTCCGTCCCCAGAAGAGATCATCGAACAGCAGAAGCAACAGCAAGCCATGCAGATGGCTGCTGCCCAACAGCAACAACAACCTCCCATGGAAGGAATGCAATGAGCAAGATGGCAAACCTCGGTGCTGGCATCCTCGGCGGATTTATCGCCGGTCGCCAAGCCAAAGACCGCAAGACTCGCGAAGAGAAGCAAGACAAGATCTATGAACAAATCCTTGGCAAGATGATAGGCGCGCAGAAGACGGAGGAGAAGGCAACGACCCCTCCTACCGTCAACCCGCTCGTCCCATCAAATGCCGCGCCTGTAACGGTGACTAACAATACTGACTCGATGAAGAAGCCTGACCCGCGGTACGACGAGTTCGGCAACGAGTTACTGCGCAACGGCGGGATG